TCATTGTTTTTTTTTTTTTCAAGCAGAAGACGGCATACGAGATCGTGATGTGACTGGAGTTCAGACGTGTGCTCTTCCGATCTCTTTAGATAATGTTGACAAGCAGTCTGACATTGTTACATCAGAAGCATCATATAAGGCATTCTCAAAATTCCGTGGTAACATTCGTGAAATGCACCAACCATTAGCTGTTGGCAAGATGATTTCATTTAAGGAAGACAAGTACTTTGACCCAGAGACAAAGAAATTCTACAATGGCGTATATGTTTCTGCATATGTCTCAAAGGGTGCTCAAGACACTTGGGAAAAGGTTTTGGATGGAACACTTTCTGGTTTCTCTATTGGCGGTAAAATGAACAAGTGGGATGATGGCTACGACGAAAATATGGATAGCAAGATTCGTATTATTAAAGATTATGATTTAGTTGAGCTTTCTCTTGTTGATACCCCTGCAAACCAGCTAGCAAACATTCTATCAATCGAAAAGGTTGATGGCATTGATGTTGTTAAGGGTGTTGGCGTTGATGCTGAAATCGAAAATGTTTTCTGGGATGAAGAAAACGGTATCGTAATGGTTTCTGAAAAAGAAGAAGAGCTTAGCCCAACTACTGGTGTACCAATGAAGAACATTGGCTTTGTAGAAAAGCTAGATTCTGACAAGGTAGACATGATAAAGTTCTTAGTTGATAGTGCTAAAGGCATTGATACAATTAAGATAACAAAGGAGGTAAGTCCTATGACTGACGAAACAACAACAGTCACAGAAGCAACAGAAGAAGTCGTTGCTGATGTAGAGGTCGCTCCAGAGGTTGAAACTGTTGAAGAAGCTGTAGAAGAGGCTGTTGAAGAGGCTACTGAAGAGGTAGACGAAAAGGCAGACTCTGTTGAGGTTACAGAAGACTCACTAGTGAAGTCAGAGGAAGTTCTTGTTGATGCAGTTGCAGATATTAAGAATAGCCTCACATCGGCCTTTAGCGAACTCGCTGATACTGTAAAGTCTCTATATGAGCACGTATCAGAACTAACTAAGTCACTCGATTCTGTGAAAGCAGAAGTTGCAGAAGCAAAGGGTGAGTTTAATGAATTTGGAAAGAGAGTAGATGCTGTTGAAGCAGATACAGCTTTCCGCAAATCTGGCGATCTAGGCGAGATCGTTCAGGATATTCAACCAGAAAAGGTTGAAAAATCCCTATGGGGCGGACGTTTCCTCAAAACTGCCGATCTATAAATACAAAAAATCACTTAGGAGGTGACAATATGTCGGAAGAAATTATTAAAAACTATCCAGGTGCTGGTGCTAACGAAGTTAACGGAGAAGGTGCTTTTGCATCTGGTGGAATTGGTGGTGTAAGCAACCCTGGTGCAGACACACTTGGCAACATACCAACAGCTAACTTTGGTGTTACAACTGGTTCTAACGCCGTCAACCCTTCGGGCGATGCAGGCAGTGGAATCCTACGTCCAGAGCAGGCTCGTCAATTCATCGAGTATGTTTGGGAAGGAACAGTTCTCGCTAAAGATGGTCGTAGAGTTACAATGCGAGCCAACACAATGGAGCTTGAAAAGATCAATGTTGGTGAGCGTGTTATTCGTGCTGCTAACCAAGCTGATGCCACATATACAAATGCAGGTGCTACATTCGCAAAGATTGAGCTTACTACAAAGAAGCTACGTCTAGACTGGGAGGTCTCTGCAGAAGCACTCGAAGACAACATCGAAGGTGCTGCTCTAGAAGATCACCTAGTGCGTCTTATGACAAACGCATTTGCTAACGACCTTGAGGACCTTGCCATTAATGGTACAGGTACAGGAGGCAACAACTTCCTTAACATTATGGAAGGTTTTGTCCGCAAGGTTCGCTTTGGTGGAGATGCTCACGAGTACTCAGCAACAGTTACATCTGGTGCTTGGACTCCAGAGGTTCTTCAGGGTGTTATTTCAGCACTACCACGCAAGTACCGTGCTCTAAAGAACGGACTAAAGTTCTACGCAAGCACAGACACCTTTGCTGACATCGTCAAGCAAAATGGTACTGCAGCAAACAACATTTGGACAGAGCAATACCGCAATGCATACCTTGCAGGTACTGACCAGATTCTAGGAGAGGCTCGTACTACTCGCGTACTAGGAGTTCCAGTAATGGAAGTTCCTTACTACCCAGACAACTACATCGATCTCACCTTCCCATCAAACCGTATCTGGGGCTTCCAACGCGATATCACAGTAAACCGTGAATACGTTGCGAAGAAAGACACAATCGAGTACACAGTATTCGTTCGTTTCGGTATCCAGTTCGAAGAGGAAGATGCAATCGCATGGGTTGACAGCGATAGTTCAGATTCATCCTCATAGCATAAGCTATACATTAGAGGGGGCAGGGGTTTCGACTCCTGCCCTCTTTATTTATCTGATATAATTATTGTCAGGAGGTTTTCTTAATGTCAACAGAAACAGAAAATATTGCTACAGTTCAAGACGGAGAAGTACTAATTACTTCAGAACAAGTTGAATCGTTTACAGAATCACTAACAAGCGTTAAAGATAAAATCAAAGGTATGCCAGAAACAGATGATGAAAATGTAATTGGATCATCAAGAACAACAGCTAAAGGCGGAAAAAAGAAGGCAGCAATTGGACCAGTAAACAATGGAGCTATTGGTACAACTAAAATAGAAGATAAGAAAAAGACAAACCAAGAGTCAGAGCCAAGAATTAAGGCAGACATGGTAGCAGTCTTTTCAACAAAAAATGTATTGTGGCAGGGTGTTGGATCAATTTCCAAAGGCTACAATATTTTTAGCAAGTCAGAAGCTGATAAGTGGCTTACTCGTGGACATGTTAGACTTGCTACGCCAGAAGAAGTGGCTGAGGAGTATGCATTATAATGGAAATCTTAAGGTTAGTTCCATATCAGAATATAGAGGTTGAATTTACAATTCCAGCAAGTTACGCTACTAATGAAGCATTTGTAGCTACAATTACTGATTTGGCAGACCTTTCGACTACAACACAAACTGTCACAGATAACGCAGGGTATGTATGGACAATAACACTATCCGCAAAGTATGATACAGACTATCGCATAGTTATTACAGATGCTTCTGGAGATATCATACATGACGATACATATGAAGTACGTAGACCATATGTAAATCCAAATACACTTGGAACAACAGCATCTGAGATTGAAACTGCTACATCAAATGAGGAACTAGCAAGAGCAATTATTGACTCAGCAATACCTCAAGGATTTTACTACAAAAAGGTAGCAATAGAGACAACAGGATTAGGTGCAGACTATCTACCACTATGGATAGATGCAAAAAAGATTTTAAGCGTATACGAGAATAATGTTCTTATCTATGACTCAGCAAGTCCATCTAGCTATGTAGCTAATTTTGAGATTACAAAAGATAAAACTGCTATAACACAAACCTATTCTGGTGAAGTTAATAGAAGAGAATCTGCAGATCTAGTTCTACCAGCGAGTGGTACAGACTATCTAGATCTAAGCTATGTCGCATTTGGAACATTCCCAAAAACATATGACTACAAAATTTATGTAGAGGCAGGATACCCAGCTGTGCCTTCTGATATTGTCAAGGCAACAAACTTGCTAATTACAGATATCTCATGTGGGAAGCTTGACTACTACAAGCGTTACGTTTCTGATTATAAAACAGATCAGTATAATCTAAAGTTTGATTCACGAGTATTCGAGGGGACAGGAAACATTATTGTAGACAAGATACTGTCCAAGTATCGTAAGTCTATTACAAGATTAGGGGTGTTGTAAATGACAATTTGCGAAACATGCCCAGATTTTCTTTTTCCACTTAAGGCAGACGTATATTATGCAATGAGCGATACAACTGCTTACGGAACTGTTGCAAAAACTTGGGTATTAGACAAGACTATTCGTTGTAATGTAGAGCCAACCTCAGACCTTAATAAGCAAGATATGAAAGCTGTTAGGTCTGTATATCAGCACACAGAGCTTCTATCTGGAAGAGTCAAGACAGATATTAGAACATCTAGTCGTGAAATAGATAACGCATTCTCTAACGTTATTGTCACAAATATAAGAGATGCAAACGATAATCACATTTATGTTGAGACATCTGGTCCAAGAGCAAACAAGTCAACAATCTACGAGATTGCAGCACAGACACCTTTTATGAATCCATTTGGTGATGTTGAACATTTTTCAATCGTATTCAGAAGATCTGAAAATAAAGGGGTAGATGTTTAATGATATCTCTAAAGTTTGATGATAAAAAATTCTTAAAGGACATGACTAATATAGTAAACTACACTATAGGTTTTGCTGATGGAGTACAAAAGGGTAGAGATACGTTTCTAAATATACTTGGTGCTAAAGCTGTTGAAGGTGCAAAAGAGTTTATAGATTCATATGCAAGGGTAAATCCAGAAATGTTGCACCACGTTTACGAATGGCAAAGAACAGGAAGTCCTGATGCAAGACTTTTTGACATTTCGTTTAGACCATATGGCAAAAGAGTATTTATATCTAATGAATTTTCTCAATCACAGAGCATTAAGCCAGGCTCTTCTGTACCATTTACAAATAAGGCATGGATCATGGAAGATGGCATTGCACTAACAATTAGACCAAAGAATGCAGAAAACTGCGTTTTCGATCAGAAGAGCACACGACTGAACTCACTTCACATCTCGATCCCGCATCCCGTCATCTGCTT